AGGCTTATCACTAGTACACTTTAATCCTTTATAAGTTTGCAGTGCGTCCACCGCTTGCAAACCTAGAAAGTATTTGTACTTGGTCTGTTCCTCTTTTGTCCAATCCTTATATCCAGTACCTGTACAACCCACCATAAAAAATAATACACAGACGGTTAGGCTCTTTTTCATATACATTCTCATAGATTAAAATGTTTACTAATAGTATCAATCTTATCCTGAGCTTCAGCAACCTTTGCTACCTGTGACTCAATAGCTTCAACGATATCCGGATGTTCTCCGATACCTGAAGCGTTCTTTTGATACACCATTGCATTCGCTTTGGCTACTTCAATTTCGCCTTCAAGCTTTGCAACAAGTGCTTTAAATAAATAGTTCATCCTATCTCCCAAATAATTTTTCGCGTTTATATTCTGTTATAGTATTTATAAGTTCTTTTGTCCAGTTATCACGATCTTCTATAAATACTTGTGGTCCTTCATCTCCTGCAATTGCTATGACTAACTTCTTAATAGGCATACCAGTTCTTTCTTCCCACATGACAGCATAAGCTGCGCACTGCATAAAGTAACCACTGATCCATTCTTTCTTTTTTAGCTTCTTAGATGTTTTATAATCTATGATAGCATCAACACCTTCCCATTGACCTACACAATCAACTCTACCTGCAACACCTAAGTGCTCAGAATATAGTGGAGCTTCTTGTGCATATACCTTAGTTAAACATTTATCTAACGTTGGTTGTATATCCTTAAAGGTTTGTATGTTGTGTGGCATTTCTCCTTTAAGATAGTCTGGATTGTTATCTACATATTTTTCTAATAGATTGTGCACTTTAGTTCCACGACCAGATGCTCGCGAACTAATACGATTAGCTTCCTCTTCTCCTACTCTTGCTCTCCATTTCTGAATAGCTTCTCTGCTTAATATCGAGAGAACAGTAGTAATAGAAGGATAACTATTACCGGCTGGGTCACGATATGTTCTACCAGACTTAGCAGTAACTGCAGTGAGATCATTATATCCGAGATCAATTGGTTCATGAATAAATGCCATTAGATTACAGCTTTAATGTAAATATCTTTAATGATAACAGCGCCTTGACCTTCATGGTTAATAGGCATAGATTCAGACCATTGAAGGTATACTCTATCACCTGGATTAATCATGTCATCAGCATCAGGACCTTTAGCAATAACCAATCCTGGCTTAGATGCTTTATCTAACTGTGCATCTGCAGATAGTATAATACCACCGGCTGACGTTTTTTCTTTTTCTACTTCTGCTATAAGCACGTAATTTTTTAATAGTTTCATTTTGTTTTTATATTTCCTCTTAATCGCGGAGGCATTCCGCTTTGAATTCGTTGTTGGACTTCCTTCCAACCGTTACCTGCTTTTTTCAATACATCACCATCGGATCTTGTATTAAATTCTGGTGCACCAATTACTTGCTGCAAATTTGGATTATCCTCTTTAAATTTATCGAGGTCTTTCCAACTCATTGTGTATTCTGAAACTTCATTTGTTTCTGAATCTTTAAAATCGTATCTAGGCATAATTAAACCACTCCGGTACTGCTCGTTTAGTCCACGTCATTTTAAAACGTGATTGTTTTGTTTCATAAAATTTACGGTATGACGTAACTGGACATTCTGAGATACATTCTGGGCTAGCACTCATTGCTAGTTTAAATGGTGTCTTATACCCTGCGTACTTCATATTGTTTGGTTTATTATAAAGTATTTCTCTTAACTTCGTATCTGTTGCGTGGACCTTATTATATCTATAGGTGTATTCATCACATAGAGCTACAAAGTGTCTGTAGTGCCAATCATAGTTTCTTGAGTTTTCGCGAGTCCATACTGTCGAAGGATGATTATAGTGACATGCTTTATAAAGTATATTCTCTCTGGCATCATCGAGTTTAAAGTATTGAAGCATCGAGCCTGACTTAGATGGTCTACGTTCCATAATACCATCAATCATACGATGGACTGTGGATAACATTTGAGCTGATTCTACAATCATTTTGACTACATGCTTATCACATTGCATCTGTGCTGCTATCACTGGGTCATTATCTAGAATAAATATGTTCATAATGTAATTCTTTATCATTTAATATAGGTATATTATAACACACTTTTAAGCAAATGTACACTGTTATTTTAAAAAAAGGAGACACCCATCGGATGCCTCCTTCAGTGTTACTCTTTGACCTCCTATAAATCTTACTGTTAAAATTAAATAACCAATAGATTAAAGATCACCTCCTTTAGTCTTGCGTTTCAGTTCCCTTATCTACCGCTTTCTTTTTCACTTTGGTAGATTTGGCCCGTGTAGCCACAATAGGCTTCACTAGGAGATTAGGGAATGCTTCTGAAACCAACTTAGATGTGATTCCTTTATATTTACCCATAAGACTTTTCTCCTTCATAGCAATTACCAGCTCCGCTTCGTCTGGATGTAATGATTCTAAAACATCAATAAACATCTTTTCTCTGCGGGCTGCTAGCATTTGTTCGCCAATCCCGCCTTTGTCAAAATATTTAAATCTCTTAGAAACTCTATGTAGATTACTAATTTCATACCCCTTGGGAGCATCATCTTTTCTATATGGTGGTATACCTGCAGGCAAGTTAAATACCACTGCTTCATCAAACAAACCTTTAAGGATATTCCTTAGCGGTCTGCAATCATTTTTTTGAAGGTGCTGTACCTTCTCGTTATTTGTTTTTAGCTTACAGTTAGCAGCCAATATTTCAGATATCATTTTCTCAGCCATTATAAAATTCCTCCACAGAACCAATCAGATTATTACATCTCTTTTTAATGAGATAGTTTAGTACTTTCATCTTCATCGGCACCTTTTGCTCATTGAAGTTATTTACTATATTATTATATATATCTTCTGGAATCTTACTTAAATCGATAAGCGTTGTATTTCTTTGAAAGTTTCTTTTAATCTCTTCTGGCATAATAGAAGAATCGTCAATCCATGTATCTATTAGCTTTTGTCTAAGTGGTGATTGTTTAATACCATCAACGAAACATGTATCTGCTGACAGCACATTTGGTATACCATCACTAGAATCACCTCTACATACATGTTCAAATAGGTATTTTCTAGGATGTTTCTCTGTGACATTTTTCTTTGTCATAGGAGAGAACTGTTTAACATGAGCGAATTTATGTAATTGAATAAAGTCTTTATCAGAAGATATAATCATAACCGGTTCATGGTTACCAAACTCTTCAGTATTAAATGTTAATGCACCAATGATATCATCAGCTTCACAACCTTCCATGTGTATAACTTTGTACGGTAGGTTATCCCTGATCTCGTCTCTAACTAAATTAAGTACTCTAAATATTTCTGTCCAATCAAGTGGAGAATCACCTCTACTCTTTTTACGATGAGCTTTGTATTGCGGAAAGTATTCCTTACGCCATGTATTCATACCATCAGCGCATATAACCATTTGCCCGTATTCTTTTCTATATCTTTTGTTATACATACGTATACTGTTTAGTATCATATGCCTTATCATATCTTCATCTTGCATCTTTTGTACAATTATATTAGATAGTGCTATCTGACTGTAATCAAGTAATATCATCAGTAAATTTCTCCAGTTCCATAATCCTATCTTTTAATAAATCCATCTCTTCATGAAGTACATGTTCTAAACCTGCATCTCTCAGTAAAGCTGAAACCATTAAATTAAGTATGACAAACATGTCACCTTTTAATTCAGGATTTGTTTTATAATCAAAGTCAACTCCAAATTCTTCTAGAGCGTCCTCCACCACATCTACGGCCAACCTTCCTAATTCTACAGATTGCTCAAACAGATCTGCATCATCGCCTTGTCCGAATTGTCCATCAAACTCGTCGGATAACTGAGCTGCTCGCTTTTCTATGAATGTATTTATTATTGTTGCCATATATTACTATATTATACCATAGTTTAGCGCAAAAGTACACTACTTTATTAAAGTTTTTACGCTTGGTGCACCGATTTTGCAGTTAATAATGCCGTTGTAATATTCATCTGTTAGTAGAACTTCACGTTCAAATTGTTCTTTTGTTTCAAGATATGCGCATTCACCTTTAGACTTGCATAGATGTAATATCTGTCTGTGATAGATATCATCACCTGCTATCTCTCGTTCCTCGTTTAATACTCTATTGGAGCCAAAGTATTTCCTCCAATCTGATTCAACATAAGTAATCTTTCTTCTTTTACGAGTTTTAGTTTTAGGTAAAGTTTTTTTAGACCAGAAGAATTTTTTACCAACATATTTCTTAGCATTTGCTCTGTTAGTAATAAGATACACAAATCCGTATAGATCATCTGTTGTAAAATCTTCTGGAGGGTTATATGGTAATCCTTTATAAAGCCAAGTCATATATCTATTTATGCATCAAAATCTAGATCATCTGCGGACTCGACTGCAGTGCCACAACACGGGCAAAATATATTTTCTGGTCTATAGTCGTCAAATACTATATTTGTTCTTTCAAAACAAAATTCACAATTATGTTCATACCAATGAGTTGGTTCATTCGACATAAGTTATCCTTGTATTTTTTCGAATTCAGTCCAGCCGCCTATGGCTACACCATCTACTTTTATTTGTGGAAACGTTCTTGCACCAGGAAACCAATCAGTAATCTTCATTCTATCAAAGTCTTCGTTTAGTTTAAAAACTTTAAATGTTGCTTTATTAGCGTCAGTTAGTTTTTGCGCTTTTCTTATTGCCATGTCACAATACGGACATTGGTCTTTACTATAAATTTCTATATCCAATTTACTACTCCATTAATTACCCAAAACGCCAAGAGCATTAATCCAAATACACTTACTTGAATTACTGTTGCCCAAAAAATCTGGCGCATTGGATGTACTTCTGTTAATTTTTCTATCCATGATTCGCTTGGTGAAAGGTTCACTATTTGTAAAACTTTCTTCATACTTCTGCTAGTGGTTGTTTTCTAACTACAGATTCTATAATAGTACCATGCTCATTATATGTATATGTGAATTCTTTCCAGTGATCTCCATGTACTCTTACAACTCGATGCGTGTGTTCTATTTTAGGATTTGGCACAGAGTTTGTATGATATACAGGAAGTGCGGCTGATATTTCCATTATAGAGATAAGCCAGATAACGTATTTTGATCTACGTCTTGTTTAACACCACCTACTACATATGAACTAATTTCTGTTTCTTGCGGAGCAACTTGTACGTTACCGCCACCAATCCATTTTTCAGTCCATGGAAGTGGATTTAATTTTGATACTGTGTATGGACATGTTAGTCCAATAGCTCTCATTCGTTTACAACCAATCCATTCGATATAGTCACATAATAACTTTTCATTAAGACCAATCATTGAACCGTCTTTGAATAGGAACTTAGCCCACTGCTTTTCTTGTTCAATAACTTTTACGAATAACTTAGTTACTTGTGGTTCCATATCTTTTTGAATCTTAACAAAGTCTTTATCTTCTTTCACCATGTTTTTTAACATAGTAGTAGTTGCTGCTAAGTGAACGTTCTCGTCCCTTGCAATAAACTTAATGATTTTAGCATTGCCTTCCATCTTTTTAAGTTCAGCAAATGCCCAACTACAAGCAAATGATACATAGAACCTAATACCTTCTAAGGCATTGGCACT